GATGTTGCTGTTCAGGATGAAGTTCAGTTCCGCTACAGTCGCCTTCCATTCAGCGATGATGGCAGCTCGGACATTAGGATCAGATATCCGGCTGAGCTGCTGTTGGAGCATTCTAATCTTCTCTTCCAGAGCCTTTTTCTGGTCCTCGATTCCCTCCGCGAGTTTGCCAACGATCAATTGCCCCGCGTGCTGAAAGGCCAGTAGAAACGGCGACAATGGGCCCGGCAAATCCCAGTTCAACGGGTTGATCTTCTTGATGATGTCCCGGATGACGTTGTCGATATCCCCCAGCCGGTTGCGAATGCCGCGCACCAGCGCCTGCACCAGCTCCTGGCCCCACTTGAACGCATTGATAGGCAAGTCAGAGACGGCCTTGAACGCCGTATCGATGATCGTTCCCAGCCCGCTGAGCTCATCCCGGATGCGCCCGGGCAACCCCATGAAGAAGCCCACGATGTCATCGATGCGGTCGGAGACCCAGTTCTTGGCGTCCGTCATCGCGCCGACGATGGTGTTGTAGACACTGTTCGGCCCCAGCCGCCAGAGGTCTGCCACGATGCCCGCCACCAACTGAAGCTGGTTCCAGATCAGGGTCTTGATAAGCTCCAAATGGATCTCGATCAGCGCCCGGATGCCCTCCCAGATGTGGCCGACCAGCGCCTTCACGCCCTCCCAGGCCTCGGACCAGTCGCCGTGGATCAGGGCCGTCACGATCTTGATGATGTCCCGCACGACGTTGATGGCCGTCTCGACCTCGACCTTGATGCTGGCCCAGGCCGCGGTCAGGATGGCCTTCACGTTGTCGAAGGTCGCCTGGAATATCTCACCGATGATGGGGATCTCCCGAATCTTGGTCAGCACCGAATCGATGGCGACCGGGATCGTCTCCGTGAACATGGCCTTGATCTCATCCCACTTGGCCAGCACGATCACCAGCGCGGCCACGACAGCCAGCCAGGGCGCGATCAGGAGAAGGATGGCGCCGGCCAGGGCGATCAGCAGAGGTTTGTGGTCCAGGAGGAACTGCCCGACCGTTTTCAGCACCGGGACGATGTTGTCATTAAGAAACCCCGCAATGGTCACCAGCGATGGCTTTAGGTCGTCCCAGCCCTGCTTCAGCGTATCCAGGGCAGGGATGAGGAACTCCTGGAGCGCCGTCTGCGCGACCTCTTGAATCACAGGTAGGACATCATCTCTCAGGACGGGCACGACGTCCTCCCGAAAGATTCGCGCCATATCCTCGACGACAGGGATGAGGTTTGTCCCCACCCAATCCGCCGCCTGATTCAAGGCAGGGATCACGTCCTCGACCAGCACCTTTCCCAGCGTCGTCATGACTGGCAGGAGAGCCGTGCCGATCTTCTCCTTCAGCTCGCCCATCTGAATCTTGACCTGCTCCATCTGGCCGGCCGTGCTCTTCGCAAAGGTCTCGGCCTGTCCGCCGAATTTGGCCTGTATGGCACCGAACAGCTCCGTCTCACTAGCGCCCTCAGCGACCTTGATGCCGTAGCGGCCCAGCACGTTCACGTTGTCTTCTGTGACCTTGCCCAGCAACTTGGAGGCCGTCACGACATCAATGTTCGCACCGCGCGCCAAGTCCATCGCCAGGCCGAATCGCTTTTGGGCCTCTTCCGCGCTCCCCGTCTGCGCCGTCAGCAGCGATAGGGCGTCGCGGGCCTGGTCGTCCGTGAAGGCCATCTTCTGGGCGTGACTGATGGTCGCCTGCAAGGAGCCGGCCAGGCTGTCGTAGGAGACTCCCGTGTTGTCCACCGCCTGCTTCAGCTTGGCGGTCGAAGCGGCATCGTCGGCAGCGGCCTGGGCTGCGCTCATCAGAAAATTGGGGGCCTGAAGTATGCCGGACCCGAGCACGATGCCGCCGGCGATCTTGCCCATCGTCCCCAGGGCGGAGCCTAGGCCTCCCGTGTGCTTCGTGGCCTGCTCGGCCTTCTCGCCGGTGGTCTTTAGGTCGGCCTGGATCTCCTTGAGCGCCTTCTGGCTCTCGTTGATGGCCTTGATGGCGAAGGCGAGCTGGACGTTACCGGCCATGCTTCACCTCCGCCCCGGCTATCCGGCTGGCCTCGGCCTCCCCGGCCATCGCGATGAGAATGTCGTCAAACGCCAGCGCATCCGTCTCTAGCGCCACATACGCCAGGTAGCCACCAACGCGGTCCATGATGGCTATCCATCCAAGCCCGTCGGGACAGCTTCCCTTTCCGAGCCGGAAGTTGCACCATTCTCGGCGGAGTTTCCCCGCTCATCATCCGTTCTCGGTGCCCATAGCTCGTTGAGGCGCACCTTGATTAGATCGACACTCGGCTCATCCAGTGTCCTAATGGCCTCCGGTGTCACCGGATGGTGGAAACTCCATTGCTTGATAGCGATATCCAGAGCGGCGAACTCGGCCGCCTCCAGGGCTTGCGGCGCGTCCAGACTCCAATCCTGGCCAGACTGCACACGGGCGCCTGCTAAGACAGCCTTCTGAACGGCGATGCGGTCGCCCCGGCTGGGCCGCCTCTTCACCTTGACCCATTCCCCGGCTTCGGGCAGATCGATATGGACGAGATCATCATCCCGTAGCAACGGCATAGGACACCCCTCCTTATGCGATGGTGGCCAGCTTGTTGATAGCGACGAATTCCAGGGTTTTGGCACCCGTCGTGTCGTAGACCGACTCCAGCTCCATCGTGACGAGGACCTGCTCGCCATCTGCGCTGAAGCTCGGCGGCGACACGAAGCGATAGGCGCCATCGATCTGGACCGTCTTGACTGCGCTCACCGCCCCCGCCAGGGACCCTGTCGTCTTCAGGCGGATGTAGACCAGCGAGTTGGAGCGATAGAGGGCGAATTTCGCGGCCCCCACCGCATCAAACTCTATGACCAACGAGAGCTTGCCGGTGATGAGTCCCACCTTGTGCAGCCCGAAGTCCGCATCCGTGCGGCCGTCCAGCACGTAATCGGGGGCGTACCCCGTCGTGCATTCAAACGATCCGCTTCGCACCAGCCCGGTCAGCGGCGTGCCGCCGAGCCCCGCCCATGTGGTATCCCAATAGATCGCCAGCAGGTTGGAGACCAGCGCCTCCCGCGTCGTGTACTCGACCAAGCCCCCCGTCGGCGTGCCCGTCTGGCGGGCCCGCGCGAACATCCGGGCCGACAGCTTCGCGATCTGGTTAAAGGCCCAGTCGATCTTGAAGGACTCGGTCATGGCGTAGCCGGCCTCGCCGTAGTAGTGGTTCGTCACACCGTCCGCCCGGACCATCTCCACGGTCGCCGATTGGATCGTAGGCACGCCCGTCGTCAGCTCCGGCGTGAACGTCCAGGTATAGGCGGTCGTGTCCGTCACAACACCTGTGACGCTACCCTTGACGCCGGTCTCCAGGAACCACAGGATCTCTTCGGCCGTCAGCTCCGTGTCGATATCGATACCTACGCCCTTGCGGATGATGACGCCGGCGCCGCCTACGTTGGCCCGGAACCCAGCCGGATATGCCGAGCGATAGAACTCCTGCTCCTCAGTCATCCCATGCTCGCCCACGATGAGCCGGGTTGCGGGGACCAGCGTTCCCTTTGTGGTAACGACCTCCATCCCCATCTGGAGCTTGTTGAATGGGTGCAACGATGCGGCCATCGTCTAGTCCTCCTTCTCGGTGGTGGGCTCATCTTCGCCCTTGGCTGGTTTCGGCGGTCGGGCATAGCGATACTTGCCGCTGGCCACCTTCTCAGCAGCCAAGCTTTCGTCGGCTTCGTCGTGATCCGCGGCCGGCCAACCTTCCGGTAGCGGCACCAGCCCGGCCTCTTCGACACTCGGCCCGATATAGATCAGCTTCATCTTTGTTTCCTCCCTAGCTTCCTGTCGCCGGCGCCGCCGATGCCTGTTCCGAGATTTCCACGATGATTCGATAGCCCGTATAGCTGGGCCCCCCTGGGGGATATTCAAAGCCCGTAAAGACAGCACTCATCACCCGACAAGAATTGCAGCGATTCCCCAATGTAACGTTCAGGGCGAACAATTCCAGGGTCCTATCTACCATCGGGAGTGCCGCCACAACTCTTGCGCCGATATCGCCCCCCGAAACGAATATGTCTACTCTGACCTGATACGTGTGGCGGTGCTGTCCCGCGCTGAGGAGGTAAGCAATCAGTGTGTCATAAAACACCATCGCGCAGGGCAATTCGTTCAGCGCCGGGGGAATGGCGTTCTCATCGGTCTCTGAGGCCGCGTAGACCCGGTTGATGCCGCTCACCGTGGCCACCAGGTCCCGAATCTGGGCGATCACGGTGCTCGTGCTCAGGGCCATCTAGTCGCCCTCTCCAGCGATCCTGATCCATTCTTTCTCGAAGGCATCCAGGATCAGCGTCTCCACCTTGTCTCTGACGGCCGCGATGGCCGCGTCGCCCTTGATGATGCCCAGGTAAGGTTTGGCCTTCTGGCCCTTGGCGGCCTTGAACCGCTGGCCGGTCATCTTCATCTGGCGGCCGCGATAGCCGCGATAGTAATACTGCCGGCCGAACTCCATCGACTTGGCACCCGGATGCTTGACGCGAATCAGGGCCCGTAGCTGCGCACCCTTCCCTTTCACGCCGACGAAGGCCACAGTCTGAGCGATGCCGGCCGGGGCCCGTTGAGCCGCCTCCGACCTGAGCAGGTTACCCGAAGTCTCCAGGGCCTCCCGCAAGAAGGGTGCATCGGTTTCCTGAAGGACTTGGAGGGCTTTGTGGAGTGACTTCGCCCCCCTGACTTCGATCTTCCAGGCCTGAGTCTTCGCCATCTCAGCCCACCACCGGCACTGAATAGGGTGCGAGCATATCTTGAATCGCCGGGTAGAGCGTCGAGAAGCTGAAGCCGCCCATCTCCGGGCTTCCGGCGCCGCCCGAGTAGCCGGTCTTCTGTTCGTTCCAGAGGCGCGCCACCTGCATCGTCACGGCCTGCTCGATGGCAGCCGGATATCGACGGCGAGATACCGCCGTGCCGTTGGTGTGGGTGGCCGCTGTCGTGCCATTCACGCCCCGGATTGCGGTCAACGTGTTCGTCGCTACCGCCGAGACGTACATTTGCTCGGAGTCCACGATGATGGTGTCGCCTACGCTGATGACTGCGCCGCTGACGACATCGATGCCCGTCTCTGTGGCATCCAGGTCTTCGTTCAGCGTCGTCGTTGTCAACTCCGTGTCGTTCGAGTACCCGAACATCCCCGCGACCTGCACGGACCGGCGCGCCTTCGTCCAGGCCGAAAGCTGGGTGCCATCCGGGTTCAGATCGATACGAATCTTGGGCGAGCTGTTGTCTGGCCACAGCCAGTAATCCGTGTTCACCGCTAGCGTCAGCTCGAACGTGCCGTCCCCGTCCTCATCCACCTTCAGCGTCGTCACCGTCAGCAGATCATCCGGCAGCCATAGCTCACGGTTGCCGGCGCCGTCATAGAGCCGCGTGGCGATCTCGCTGTAGAAACGGCGGTGCACCTGATCGTCGATGGCCCGGCTCACGCGCTCGATCAGCCGCACCAGGGCGGCATCATAGGTCGCCCCGGTGATCCCGAGATCCGTCTTGGCGTTCGCCAGCGTCACGTAGTTGTTCGGCATCGTCCTCTCAAGCCTGACGCCCCAGCGCCCTCATCAGGCACCGGGGCGCCTATTCCCCGCCTCATTCATGTTCTTGCTTAGACGATCGGGACCTCTTCCCAGGTACAGCCGTAAATGACCAACGGCGATGTGCCGGCGGCCGCCGTCGCCTGTAGCGAGACCGCTGCGCCCGGAGGCACAATGAGCGCCCCCGCAACGTCATCATCGAGTCTCCACGGCGTCAATACCGATGTCGCCAGCATGGGCGGCAAGTTGCCGAAGAGCCGCGCGAGCACACCTGCGACTACGGTTGCGGTCGTCAGCGGCTTACCCACACCCGCCGTACCATTGCCCCTTCCGTTGACTACGGTGATCGCCGTCCCTGTCACCGCTGCGCCCGCCTGGACTGCGGCCGTGTGATATATCCAGTTGACGAAGCCGATGCCCAGCGTGCCCGACAGGTATGACATGCTCGCCTTGAGCACGACGAGATTGAAGAGTGAATTGAGTGGATTGAAGAGGGCGAAGGCGGCTGTCGTGCCGATGGCCGTACCAGGCGCAACGCCCGAAACAGCGGTAGCGCCCATATAGACGTTGCCACGACGGTTCTGCTCATAGAGCCAGGGGTGAACCTGGCTAACAAGCTCTTCGCCGGTTGTCGTGATTGACCCTTCACCTGTTTGGCCAGTTCCTATTGCCTGCTGACCAACTAGCTTCTGTCCCATGTCATCCTCCTTATGCGGCGGCCTCGACGTACGCGCCTTCCTCCAGCGGGATGTAGAAGAGCGTCCATAGAATCTCGCCGGTATCGGCCCCGGTCTGGGTGCTCTCGATGGTCAGGCTGCCGAGCGCGCCGTTGCCGAGTCCGAAGACGAGCGGCGTTAGCGGCGTCCCCGCCAACTGACCGACCTTCAGGGTGGGCGCATCGGCGCCGTTGACTACGGCGCCGGCATCGCCGCTCAGCAGGTAGATCTCGCCCACGGCGTCGGAGGTGATCGTCGTCGCCGCGCACAAGTCGATACTGGATGTCTTTTCGTTCAGCTTGACGGTCGAGGCCCCGCCATCCATGACGGTCGTGACCTCGCCGTAAATGAGGGTAATGAGCACCTGCCCGACGACCGTGAATAGGTCATCATCCGCTGTGAGCACGCCGGCCTTTTGCACCTTCTCGCCAAGGGCCGCCTGCCGGATTGCCTTGCTAAGCTGTGGGTCCATGTCTCACTCTCCCTTACGCAATCACCGTGGCGTTGATGGCCTTGGCGTAGCGGTTGGGGCCGCCGCCGAGAATGGCGCAGATGCCGCCCAGAACAGGATCGTTTACCGACTCAATCGCCGTGAGCTCCACGAAGTGGTTGCCGTAAGTGCTGTTCACACTGGCGGCGGCAACGTCCTTCGCATCGGCCTCGACCAACACGATCCGCGAAGACCCGACCGTGGTCACGAATCCAGCCGCCGCCGCCCGCGTGATCGCGCCATCCGTGTCGCCCGTTGTGATCTCCCGATACCAGAAGGCGATGGCCGTCCGGTTGGAGGGCGTAACGTTATCGCAGGCGTTGACCGTGATCGTCGATGAGCCCGTGGCGCCGACGCCGACATAAACCACGAAGAGGATGCGCCCATGGGCCCGCAGCGAATAGACATCCGACCGGACCGTGCCCGAAAAGGCATCCGCAACGGGGTCCAGGCCCTTTGCGAATTTGAACCTCTCTAGCATCATCGTCATCGTTGTTCTCCTTTCAGCGGATACCCGCCTTTATGCCCGCGTGGCCAGGGTGACAAAGCTGGATTGCGTCTTGCCGCTACCGCCCTTGAAGGGGGTCAGCGCTGCATTCCGCTTCGGCTGCCCGTCCATGCGGAGGATAAACCGGAATACCGTCTCGTCGGTCAGGAACTGGACATGGATTGAGGAGGCTGCTTCGATGCTTCCCTTTTCGATGATGAGGTACTGTGAGAAGTCAGCAAGCACGATGTCGCCAACGGTGCCGACCGTCTCGCACTGTTCGATGGGCGTGACAGGCCGGCCCAGCAGGGACCCAAAGGGCGCCGCGCTCAGACCACCGGGGGGAATGAACACGGGGACGCCTCCCAGGCCGACGACTTGGGAGAGCTTGAAGAGCTGCGGCCAGCAGTCCTGATTGATGAACCATTCCATGTTGGGGAGTGAACGGGCCCACGCCCGGGCGTACATGCTTTCGATGTTTTCTTTGACGATGGTGGCCGCTGCCTGGCCCGTCTCTTTGGAGACGCTGACAGTGCCGGCATGGCCGAGGATGCCTAGCGGCATACCAGCGCCGCCGCCCCGGAAGATCGCGTCGTCCACCTTGAAGCCGAACTCCTCTGCGAAGGCGTCCTGGGCAAAGGCGCCGAGCGCCGTGACGTCCATCAGCAGCTCGTCGGTCGCGTAATACAGGCCAGTGAGCTTCTGAAGCGTCAGCTCCATCTGGCGGTATGTCGGCTTCGACTTCGTGAGCGAGCCGGCTTCCGCCGTCCAATAAGCCAGGACGCCGCCCGAACGCGACCCATCAACCCGACTGGTCTCATCGACGGCGTTGATCTTGAGGCCATTGGCACCGGCACTGATGGGCTTGCGGTCACAGCGTCTCGAAAGCTGGCCGGTCTCGTGGACGAGGCGCAGCAGCTCAGTGCTGAAGTCCGTCTGGACGAGGAATCCGCCATCGCTGGCGACTCCCTCGCTGGCGCCTGTAGCGGCCTGAATCGTGAGCAGCCGTGGATCGGTAGCGTGGGGGTTCTGGGCAGCGCGAGCTACGGCCGCGAGCTGATCGCCCAGAGTGCGGAACGGCGTCGGCAAACTCTCCGGCTTCTCCGCCGCGGTGGGCTCCATCGTGGGCATTGCGGCCCCGCCCGCTGGCGCATTCCGCTGTGCCTCGCGGATCACTTCCATGGATGCGATCTCGGGGTCCAGCGCTTTGATGCGCTCCGCGATCTCGTTGGCCCGCGTCGTCTGCTCATCGCCCCAATCGGCGACGGCATCCAGGGCTTCACCTTCCTTGACGAGATCGGCGCGTTCCTGCAGGAGCACCTGATATCTACTGGCCATGTCGCCCTCCTACCTGGTCCAGGGCAACGAAAAAGCGCGTCACCCCGGACACCCTTTCAAGCGTCCGACGGTACGCGCTGAGCCTTCGGGCTACGCGATCCCGCCTTCCCTGGGTCGCCTCCGGTCTCTACAGAGCCTTTAGCGGCTCAGGGGCGAATCG